TGCACCTCGCCAATCGCCATATAGTCGGCGAAACGCGGCTCGCGCAGCGTGATCGCTTCAAATGATTTCCCGCCGGCCTCATACCGGCGGGATAGCGTAATGGTCGTGCCGCCGCTCGCCATCGTCAGGCCCGCCGGTAGGACGAGCCGACAATGCGCAGGCCAGTTACCTCGCCGGTCAACTGATTGGTCTGCGGCCGGCCGGCCAAGAACGCGTCATTGACGAGGTGGATTCGGCCGTTGGTTTCCTCGACGATCGAGACGTTTCGGCGCGGGCCGTTGAAAAACTCGACCACGTCAACCGCTTTGTCAGCGATCGCGATTTCCACCTCCGGCGCGGTCGGCGTGATGATCCTATCAACCGATCCGTCCTGATCGGTCACGGCCTCCGCCGATCGGTCGGTCGGCTGGATATTGAGAGTCCCGCGCAGCGATACGCTTGCGCCCAGGCTGTCCTTGATGCGGATGACGCCGCCGAAATCGGAGCCGGCCATGCTGTTGCCTCCTTTTGCGCCCGCCGATTAGCGGAACTGCGAGTAAATCTTGGCGTTGGTGGCGATCACGTCGAGGGGGTTGACCGCATCGAGCGACGCCATGACGTTGACGCGGTTCGGGTTGTCGGCGTCGCGCGTGACCGTGCAGCGGTCGATGAACCCCACATAGTCCTCGAACACGCCACGGCGGACCAGATCGAGATAGGCGTGCGCGAAAGTCGCCTTGATGTCGAGCGGCGTCGAGATCGAGTCCAGATTGGCCGGGTTGTCGTCGGCGATAGCTTTCTGGCCATGCTCGATCGTCACGCGCTGGCGCAGGTAGCGCAGCCCGTAGGTGATCTGGCCGATTTTCTGGATGTCCCGAAACGTCGTGTCGGTGACGCCGGCCGTCGTGCGCTGCATGGTAATGATCTTATCGATCACGACGTTGCCGCCGCCGTCGACGGACCAGGTCGACAGGCCGGATTTCAGAAACGCGTCGCGGGTGGCATAGGCGAGCCATTTGGCGCGATCGCGCGGCGCCAGGATGCCGGCGATCGCGAGGCCGGTCTGGTTGCGCGAAACGTTGCCATTGGCGCCGTCCGCCAGCCATACGGCCGAGCGGGCGACGATGGCGGCGGCCCACAGATAGGACGCCTGATAGTGCCCGTCACCAGTCACCAGCGGCACGCAGGACAGGTGCCGCGTGTCCTTGGCGAGCCCGTGGGTCGTCAGATTGCCGACCGTGTCGACCTTCGCATAGAACGCGTGGCCGTAAATCTGGCGGTTCCACGCCCACCGGCCGGAGATGTCAGACAACAGGGTTTCGAGCCGGCCCAGGTTGGTATCGTCGGCGAACGCGGTGACGATCCAGTCAAACGCATCATCGCCCATCGCGGCGAGGCCGGTCGACAGGTCCGGCGAACCGCTGCCCGCCGTGGTCGTCGCCACCGCCACCGCGCCATAGAGCGCATTCGCGCCGCCCATTTGAGGGACGTAGATGTCGATTTCGGCGCCGTGCGCGCCGCCGTGCCGATTCGTCACGGTCACGACCTCGGCCGCCACCGTGGCGGTGACCGGCAGCGACGCCTCGGTCAACGGGTTGTAATAGGCGTTGATCGCGGCAGCAATCGCCGCCGCCGCGTCCTCGTCCGTGGCGCCGGCCGACAGCGTCACCGAAACCGGCTCGCCGTTGATCCAGATGACACCCTGGCCGCCGTCCTCGGCGGGCGCGGAAAACGTCAGCGTGCGCACATTGGCCGTTCCGGCGGCGGTCGGCGACATGATCCAGATTTCCAGCGCCGGCGCGTTCTGCCGGGCGATGCGCACCATATCGTCGAGCATCGATCCGGCGCCGGCGAGCGCGCGCGCCTCATACGGCGTCGGGCACGGCGTCGGCGTGTTGTCGACCAGCGATGCGCCGGTGTTCTTGTAGCCGATCAGCAGCAGGCGCGACGGGTTTTCGAACTGGCCGCCGCTGGAAATCTCAAACGTGACGATCGGCGCGACGAGATTGCCGGGTATGTAGTTGAAGGACATCGGATTAGCCTTTCTGCGGCCGGCCCTTGCCGGCGGCCTGTTCGGGTTTCGGGCGGTCGGTTTCGGCGATCGAACCCTCGGCGATCAGCGCGGCCCAAAAGGGCATTTCGGCGTCGATCACCATGCCGGCAGCCGGAAACATGCGCGAGTCGCCGGGCAGCGGAATCCGCAATTCGGCGCGGGTCAGTTTGGCGAATATGCGTTTCACTGGTCCAAATCCTCCTCGATGGCGACCGGGTCGCCGTCCGGCGGCGGCGCGTCCGCATCGTAAATCGCGACGGACTGCAACGGCACGACGACGATCGCGGCGAACATCTCGCCGAGCGCCGTCAACTTGGCCTTTGCATACGACCCGGCGGGCAGCGCGTCACGCAGTTTTTTCAGCGGTTCCGGCAGATCGCCGGCAACGGTATAGCCGTCGTCCTCGACGGCGCACGTTAGGCGGATCACGACGCGCTGATAATCAAGCCCGAGATCGGGCACCGACATCGTTTCTTCGTCGATCCGGTNACCGACATCGTTTCTTCGTCGATCCGGTCAATGCCCTTGATTACGTATCGGAACAGCGCGCCGGCCGGGTCGAATTCGAGGATGCGCCGGACTTGCGCGACGAGCGCGGCGAGCGCCAAACGCGCGGTTGCGTCGGTCGCGGCCATCGGCGCTGTGATTGGCGGGCCGCCGCCGTCCTCGTCGTCGACAATCACCGACAGATCGCAAACAATTTCCAGCACCACCCGGCCGTTGTTGTCGGCGTAGCGCTCGCCCCGTCGATCAACCGTCGCCTCGCGCGTATAGACGGCGACGGTCGGCACGTAGCGCAATTCTTCGTCGATGTCGTTTATCGAGGCGGCGATTGAATCGAACACGTTTTCGCCGGCCAGCGTCGGCAGCGCTTCCGCGCCCGTCGGTCGCAGGCATTCGACGATTGCGAGGCGAGCCGCTTCGCCGGCGAGCATGTCAGTGTGCCCTGTTCAAATAGGCGACAAAGCGCCCGTTGCCGTGCTGCGCGACGGCGGCGACCTGCCAGACAATGCCGGCGATTTGCACCAGGTCGTCGCGGCGCAGGCCCCATTGCATGGCGCTATCGAGCGCCGTCAGCACCGCCGCATATGTTATGCCAGCGGTTGGCCGAATGGCCGGATCGGCAACGCCGCCGGGCAGCGGCGGCGGTGCCAGGCTTAGCGAACAGGCAAACGTGAAAGGCGCGCGCTTGTCGTCGTCGATCGTCGCGGCGTTCACGTTGCCGGATCGTTTGCGGCCGCGCGCCGTCGCCGTCACGTCGTCAAACGTCGATGCGACGATCTGGTCCAGTGTGGCAGCGGCGGCGGCCCAAATCATGTCACGCCTCGTCAGTCTGATCGCCCGTCGCTTCGCCGCCGGCCGCGTCCGTTTCGATGTCCGGCCGTGATGCCTGCACCGCGTCGGCGGCAGCGCCGCCCTTTGCCGGGCGGCCGCGCTTGCGCGGCGCCTTGTCGCCGTCAACCGCATCGTCGACAATCTGGCCGAGGCCGAGCGCCTGGACGTGCTGCGCATAGGCGGTGGCAAGCATCACCGGCACGCCGGCCGGGCAGAACTCGCGGCCGGCTTTGCCGCCCATGATATGCGCAGCGTCGACCAGAAAGCCGGAGCGCGGAACGAATTGTAAATAGGTCATTTGGTGCCCTTTCTGAAAGGATTTCCGGCCCGCGATTTAGCGTCGCGGGCCGGCGTTGCTCGTCAACGATCAGGTCAGCGTCAGCCGGCGAAGCGCGCCGGGCTGCGTGCACAGCGAAATCGCATTCATCTGGACTTCCAGCGACACGCCTTTGCCGTTCGGCAGCACGTTCGGCCTCACGTAGAGCGGCAGGCCCTTGGTGTTGACCGTCTCAATGTAGTCCGCCGGCGCGAACCGCGTCAGGTAGAGGTCGGGCACGCCCTCGACGGCGACGTAAGCGTCGGTCGCCGCGATATAGGCGGCGCCGAGGTCGGTCGTCGCCTTGCCGCCCGTCTTGTAGCGCTCCCAGGTCACGTCGCCGAACTGGAAAACGTCCGGGATGCCGTCGCGCAACATCTTGGCCTCGGCGGTGCCGAGGAACGTATCGCGCACGGCGGGATGGCCCCACAACGCGGCGTGGAAATCGCGGCCGGTGAAAACGCGCAGGCCGGTGTAGGCCGAGTCGAGCGCGTCCTCGATCGCGTATTTCACGGACTGGACGAGGCTCCCGACCTTGGTCGAGTCCGAGTCCAATTCAAGCGAGATCGCGGCCGGCGCGGAAATGCCGAACGCGGTATAGAGATTGACCTGGACAGCGCCGGACTTGGACACCACGATGCCTTTCAGCGCCCCGACGCGCTGGTGCTCAAGCGTCACTTGGAGATCGCGCCCGTGCTTGGCCGCCTTGGCATCCACGCGGTCTTGAACGACTTCGAGGTCAGATTCAGACCCGAAC